TTATAAAAAGTTGGAAAATCATATCCTGTTTGTTGGATGTGGTTTGTATCTGAACCTAAGTAATCTATAAATAGTGGAACGAAATCACCCTTATATCTATCATTTACTGTTATTCTATCGCCAAGTGATGTCATTATATATATATTAGATATACAATTTTTAATATATATATAATCGTTAAAATATTATCTAAAAATCATCGCAAATTTCAAACGCATCTTCTATATTTTTATCCGCTAAAGCATATTCACTTACTCTTTTTTCGAAAAAGTTTGTTTTAGATTCAACAGATATAAGTTCCATAAAATCAAATGGATTTGTTGAATTATATATTTTGTTATATCCTAATTGAACGACTAAACGATCTGCAATAAATTCTATATATTGAGACATCAATTGGGAATTCATTCCAATTAATCTACATGGTAAAGCTTCGGTTATGAAATTTTTTTCAATTTCAACTGCTTCTTTTACAATTTCTATTATTCTGTTTTTATTTATTTTTTTAATTAATTTTGAATACAATAATACAGCAAATTCTGTATGGAGAGCTTCGTCTCTTGATATTAATTCATTTGAAAAAGTTAAACCAGGCAATAGTCCTCTTTTCTTTAACCAAAATATACTACAAAAGGCACCACTAAAAAAGATTCCTTCTACACATGCAAACGCAACTAATCTAGTTGCAAATGTACTTCTGTTATCTTGAATCCATTTTTTAGCCCATGCCCCTTTTTTTTTGATACATTCAAAACTTTCTAATGCATTAAACAATTTATGTTTATCTTCTCTGTCTTTAATATATGTTTCTATTAACATACTATACATTTGAGAATGAATATTTTCCATTGCAATTTGAAAACCATAAAATGCTCTTGCTTCTGAATTTTGTACTTCTGTCATGAAACGTACACCTAAATTTTCTATAACTAATCCATCACTTGCTGCAAAAAATGCAAGAATCATAGATATAAAGTGTTTCTCATTATCGTTTAATTTTTCCCAATCAGTTAAATCTTTTGATAAATCTACTTCTTCAGCTCGCCAGAAGCAATCTACTTGTTTCTTATACATTGTCCACACGTCTTCGTGTTGAATTGGAAACATTACAAACCTATTATCGTCTTCAATTAGTAAGGGTTCTGTTACAGACTTTGCCATCCTAAATAATATAAGGTATAGATTTTATATTATTTTGAAAAAATAATTTTCTTTAAGTTATTTAAAAAATATAATAATTATTTCTCTCTTCATTTTGTTTGAACAGTCAAAATATATCCTAACATTTCATTTTTCAAAATTTGTGATTTTCTTCATTTATTTAAGGGATCCAACAAAAATAAGAGAGAAATGAGAGAAATGAGAGAAATAAAGAAAAAAGAGTTTAGAAGGTAAATATTATAATTATATATATCATGTATTATTTTTCAATAGGTGCTATATTCAAAAATGAAGCACATATTTTACAAGAATGGTTAGAACATTACTTTTATCATGGTGTGGAACACATTTATTTAATTAACGATAAAAGTACAGATAATTTTTTACCCATTTTAAAACCATATATTGATAAAAATCTAGTTACATTATACAATTGTCAAGATAATACTAAATGGTTAGGTATGCAAGCTTCAAAATATAATAAATTCTTTAATCAACATATTAAAGAATCATTTTGGTTCGGTATATTTGATTTAGATGAGTTTTTATATTCTCCTATAGAAGTGGATATTAGAAATATATTGAAAAATTATGAAAATGAAAATCAATTACATATTAATTGGGTTCATTTTGGTTCTAGTGGTTTCGAAAAACAACCTAGTAATGTTGTCTCCAATTTTGTAAAAAGAGGTGAATATAATAGTATTAAAAATGGACCAGAAGGTAGATACAATTCTTATAAATCTATTGTCAAAACAGATGGCAATGTAATACTAGATATTCATGTACACTCTTTTAATGGTAATAAATCAGGAAAAAATATTTCATTTTGTATTGAAAATACTCCATTACTAGTAAATCATTATGCAATACAATCAAAAGAATTCTGGAGTAATATCAAAATGACTAGAGGCCATTCTGCAAATTATTACTATGACTCTAAGGGTTGGAAAAGAGATATGCAATTATTTAATGAAATGGATGTAAATGATATTCTTGATGAAAGATTAAAAAAACAAAACGAGAAAATGACAAAATTATTCAATTAGTATTCTCTCTTTATTGGATTATCCCAACCTATATGTCGCACATATCCATTTTCATTTATTGTTATAACTGATATATAACCCTTCTCATTATATAAATTTGAAAGAGCTTGCTCTACACCACCACAATTACATTTTGGCGAATTTTTATAACTACTATAAGGCATCAATAATTTATAATCTTTTAATCTTCGTAATCCTGGATTAAAAGTGAATCCATACCAAGTATTCGTTCTTTCTCTATGCACCCCCACTTTCCTATACATATTATTATAAATTTGTGACTCTATTGAACGACCACTTTCTACTACTCTATAATTTCGATATTGTCTCAACCATACTGTATATATTTTATCATTTGTTGATAATATATCTAATGATTTTTCAATAAAACCATAATCGTAAAATTCCCAGTCGTCTTCACAATGAAAAATGTATTCAGTATCTACAAGTGAATACGCTTTATCGATAGAAGATATTTGACCTATATTTTCTTCGTTATATATAATATTCTTTTCTACGTTCGACGGTATTATACATGAACATTCATCTATACATCCTATTTTTCCAGAATCTTCTATTATTATAATTTTTTTAATTGGATAAGTGTTATATTTAAAAAATGATTCTAATGTAACCTTCAATTCATTCGGTCTATTACAAGACGTTAATACCATCGTTACTTCCTTATACAAACCTTTTTTTTCATTTTTCATTAAAATATGTATACATAAATAAATGTTATATTTTACTCAATGTACTAAATAAAGTTCTCTCTTTAAAAATAAAAACCACCGATTATATATATGATATCCATGGATAATGATACTTTACCACCAAAGATTTTTTTTATAGATTCTATGAATTCAAGAGAGAACGCTAATATTAGAAATAAAAGAAGACCAGAAGATAGTTTTGTATATGTCAACAATCCTATTATGCCTGATATTGAAGATATAGCAGAGAGAGATAAAAAAATATTAACTTTAAGAGAGCTTTTACAAAAAAACAAAGAAGAATTTAAAATTAATCAAGCTAAAATAGAAAGTGAAACTAAAAATAATTCTTATCTTAAAGATGTTCTTAAAAATTATCAGTCATACAAAGATTATATTGTTAATATGAAAAAAAAACAAAAAGAAGCAATGGAAAAGATATCATCACATTTAGAAAAAATGACAAATGAAAATGTTTTAGGTAAAGAAAATTTAGAAAGAGTTCAAATGGAACGTAACCAAATATTAGATGAACTTGATAATATTAAAAATGAATTACAAGAACTTACATTAAAAAATTAAAAATAATGTTTAAATATATATATATATATTATGGAAAAAGCAACAGATGATATTATTATGAAAATAAATGAAGGACAAGAAAAATTAGAAAAATATAATACAGCTGTTTTAGAGGACTATAAACAATCAATGGCAAAAATTGAGGAAATAAAAAGATTGATTAAAATGATCCGTTTAAAAATAGAAGAATATATTAATATAACTATTAATTATAATAAAGTAAAAGATTCATTGGCAGCAGCTCAGGAGAGTCAGGATGTATTAGAAAAAAGTATACAGAGAAATCAGAAACAGATAGAAGCATTAACAAATGAAAGAGCAGAATTAACCAAACAGTTAGCAGAAAAAACAAACAATCAGGAAGCAATAAAAGCTATTACAGAACAATTAAACAAATTAAAAAATGAGAGTATTGAACTTCAACGTGATCTTCAAGCATCAAGAGATGCAAATGCTGAATTATCGGGTAAATATAATGAATTAGATATGAAATCACAACGAGATAAGGAAGAAAATAATAAGAATGTTGAGCAGTTAGATAAAGCAATAAAAGATAAGGAAAGTGAGTTAGTAAGAGCTGGATATGAATTAAATGAAGTTTATGAGGTTATCGAAGGAAAAGAAAAAGAAATTAAAGATTTAGAACTTAAAATAGCAGAATATGAAAAAGAAAAATCAGGAGCTCAATCAGATACTAAAGAATTATCTGAAAAATTATCTATTATTGAAGATCAAAAGAAACAAATGGAAGTTTCTATTAATAGACTTCTTACAGTTATTAATGGATTACCTGATACACCTCAAAGTCTTCAACAACCACTTCAGGAAATTATTGATATGCTAAAAAGTTTACAAAATATAGAAGTTGAAAAAACACGTGTAGAAAATATTAAAGTTGGAGATAGTGCTTTTGATACACGTGACGAAGAAAAAAAAATATTTACAGCACCTCGTTCTGCTTCTAATATTCCTCCTCCTCCTCCTAATCTTCCTAGTGGATTCACTAAAAAAGAAGGTGAGTTAGCAGAAACTGAATTTAATATTGATGATAGTGATGATGAAGGTGATGCAGAAGTTAGGAAGGTTGAGCAAGGTCCAGCAGTTTATGGTGATGATGTATCTGAAGCAAGTTTCGAAACATCAAATACTGGACCACAAGAAGATAAAATTTTAACAGTCACTTCTGATCCTCATACAACTAAAGCTGTGCTAAATGGTGGAGATGTAGAGATACCTGGATATGTAAGTGGAAGTTACCACCGTCAAGTCAGACTTCCTAAATTGGTAAACATAATGAAAGAAGTTCATTCTGAAATGAATTTGGGAGCATACCCAGAGAGTCAAATTTCCAAGATGCAAAGATCATCACCACTCGAATTGAAAAATGTTTTGAATTTAGGTAATCAATCAATTCTAGCTGATGTGGAATACGGTCTTAATGATAGGGAAAAAAGAAAAGAATATTATGATAAAGTAAAAGAAAAATTTAATGAATGGCAAAAAAATCAAGAACCAGGACCTAAAAGCCCTGGAATTAATGAATTAGCAGGTAATATTGAACCTGGAACATCTTATTTTGAAGTTGAATTTCCATTCCATGAAAATACAAAAATAAGAATTGAAGATAAATCATTCAGACGAGGAGGAAAAAATAAAAAGAAGACAAAGAGAAAGAAGGGTGGAAAATCTAAGAATAACACAGTAAAGTATAGAAGACGTAATAATAGAAAGCGTGGAAAAAAATAATAAATATTATGAAATAATTTTATTTAATATTTATTTTTTTACATCATTATATATATATAATGAACTTTAACAAATTATTAGTCAGCAAAACATTTTTATATGTAGTATTTTTCTTGGCGATTACTAATGTTTTAGGATATTTATTTATAGGAGACGATCAAGCAATAATTCATTTTCTTTTATTAGGCGTAATAACATATTTTTTTAATAAGAACATGGCAGTAGTCTTGTTGGTTGCATTAATAGGAGCAAATTTTTTGAAAGTAACAACAATAAGTGTAAATAGATCACAAGAAGGAATGAAAAATAAGAAAGAAGATGAGGAAGAGGAAGATGATGAGGAAGAGACAGGAGATATGGGTATATCAATGGATATGATAAATGATTTAAAAGATGATTTAATGGATACAGTAACAGACAACGAAGATAAAAAACCAGTAAAAGAGAAGATAACACCAGCTTTAAAAGAGCCAAGAAGAAAAAGTAAGAACACAAGATTAATGGAGAAAGAAGAATATCAAAATACAGCTCCAACAAAGAAAGTAAAGAGAGAGAAGTATCAAAATTCCAAGAAGAAAGGTGGAAATTACGTAGATCATGCATCAACTTTGGAAGCAGCATATGACAGTTTGGATGGTATTTTGGGTAAAGAAGGTATTTCAAATTTAACAAAAGAAACTCAGTTTCTCCTTAGTAAACAGAAAAGTTTAGCAAAGACTATGGAATCTATGGCACCATTAGTAAAGAATGCAAAAGAAATGTTATCAGGATTTAATTTTGACAGCTTAAAAGGGGTTAGTGGAGCAAATGGACTTATGAAATAAATAATATAGGTTAATTATATATGGCTAAGAAAAATTCATATGAAAGTTTTTGTTTAAGTAACATATCTATAGTATTAATATTCATTTTAACATTAGTAGTAATATACTTTGTATTTAACCATAATCATACTAATCAGCAACAAGTACCAAATCATGTTCATTCTCCATTTGGATTTTTTAGACCAAATTATGGTTACACAAATTTACCGAATGATGTTTTACTAGATCCATATGCAGCACCTTTGAGAGACAATAGATATATGGTACCAACTCATGATTTAAGAGGAATGCCTATGCCGACACATATGCCAGGAGTAGGAGTACCTATAAATGTTCCAACTAGAGCTTTAGATGCTGAATATCGTCAAGTAGGTATATTAACAAGAACAAGTGGCACTGGAGAGACAATTTTACCTTTAATGGGTAGACCTTTGTATACAAGTAGAGATAAATGGCAATTTTATACAATGAATGACAAAAATAATCAAATAAAATTACCGATGACTAGAAATGGTAGAAGTTGTACAAGTGAAAATGGTTGTGACAACTTATACACAGGTGATGTAGTAAATGTAGAAGGTTTAAATGATAGTTTTAAGGTTACTTCTTATGATAATGCTGTAATGCGTTATATTCCTTTTATATAATTTATTAAATTAATTAATTATTTAATAAATTATCTGTTAGATTAGTTGAATATATTTGAAAGTGTATTACCGGCATTCAAGCTATTAGAGGAAGGAGCTCGAGCTGGTCGGCTACGACTATGGTTAGGGGATATAAATGTTGTATCTTTATTTAGTTTTTTAGCTAGATTACCAACGGTATTCCAGCCATTTTGTCCTTTGAATTGAGTATTAGCATTTACAATAAAGTCTTTACCGTTTTCATCAGTAAGTACTTTTGTAGTAATAGTAACATTTCCTTCAGGTGTAACTGTGTGTTGTACAGATTTTTCCCCAGAAGGACTAGAAACTGGTTGTCTTTGTTGTTGTACTTGTTGTTGTTGTACTTGTTGTTGTTGTTGTACTTGTTGTTGTTGTACTTGTTGTTGTTGTACTTGTTGTTGTTGTACTTGTTGTTGTTGT